GGAACTGTGAAGAATACCGTCAGAAACGATGCATTTGTCTTTATGGAATATTACGGGTGTGTTAAGGGCAAGCCTAATATCGGTCTTTGTATGTTAGCCCGTGATGTAGCAAAAAATATCATAATGACAGAGATTCATGAAGGATATTACGGCAGAACCAAAACAGGAATTGCCGATTCTGCAATTTTTAACAAGGAAGATGATCACTGTATTGCTGATGAAATGATCGTCAGAACCAAAATCGGAGATCGGGTTTATCCGGGTATTTCATGGGTTGGAGCAAACAAGAAAAGCGGTTCGAGAAGTGTAGGGTGGGAACTCATCAGAAAACGACTCAGAAACAGCGTTCCCGAAAAGGTGAACGGTATAACATTACCGAGGGAAAAACCGGGTTTGTTTTTCTTTAACACCTGTACCGAATGTCTGAGAACGATCCCGAACATTGACCGAGATCCGAAAAAAGACTTTGACCTTGACACCAATTCCGAGGATCACCTTGCTGACGCTTTGCGATATCTCATATCCTATGTGGACTGGGACGGCAAAACACAGAGATCTTACGGCATGTCATAGTAATTTTTGTACGATATGTCATGCGTATGATATACGATGTATTATTGAACCATGAGGGAAAATTATGCTTAATTCAAACAATTATGAATACACCCTTATGCTCCCTTACTGGCAGAAACTTGATGATCTGTACCGGGGCGAAAAGGTTGTTAAATCCAAAGGGTTGAAATATCTCCCCGCATCAGCCGGTATGATTATTGACGGAGCCGGAGTTCCCGGAAGTCTCGGTGAGAGAATCTACAATTCCTACAAAGAGCGGGCAGAGTATATCAATCATGTCAAGACAGCGGTTGAGCGTTATGTCGGTCTTTGCCATCAGAGTTCCCCGACAATTCAGCTTCCTTCCGAGATGGAGTATTTGAGAGAACATGCCACAAAGGACGGTCAGAGCCTTGAAAGCCTTTTGAGAATGATCAATACCGCTCAGGTTAAAATCGGACGTTGTGGGCTTTTTGCCGATCTTAATACTGACATCAAAGGCGGGGAGCCTTATCTTGCATTTTATGATGCGTTCAGTGTGATTAACTGGAATGAAAGCGACAATGCTCACGGCAAGACTGACCTTAACATGGTTGTCATGGAAGAAATTGAACATGTTTGCGAAAATTTTACATGGAATGACGTTACCCGATACCGTGTATGTCTGCTGGGAGACGGCAACATTGTGAACGAATCTGACGTTTACAAACAGGGTGTTTTCACTGATACCACCGACTTTAATCCGAACGCCATGTTCACGCCGTCCTATTTGGGTACAAAGTTACATGAAATACCTTTCGTCTTTATTAACTCGTGCGATTGTCTGCCTCGTCCTGATTATCCTCCTCTTGATGATCTTGCAAATAATTCATTGAGTGCGTATCAGTTATCAGCCGATTACAGACAGGCACTTCACATGCAGGGGCAGGATACCCTTGTCATTAAGGGGCATTTACTCAATGCTGATGTCAACGCCCCGCAGGATAACAGTAAGAACGCTCAGGAACAGGGTATAAGAACCGGAGCCGGGGCGGTGCTGAATGTCGGAACAGACGGTTCTGCCGAGTTTATCGGTGTTTCCGGTTCCGGTATTCCCGAAATGCGTTCCGCTCTTGAGAATATTTACGCAAGGTGTGAGGAAAAATCCGGTAATCTTCTCATGAACTCCGGCAATTTTGAAACCGGAGAAAGCCTGAAAACAAGACTTACCGCTCAGACTGCCACGCTGAATCAGATCGCTTTGACCGGTGCTTTTGGTCTCCAGAAAGCCCTCAGAATCATTGCGAGATGGATCGGGGCAAATGAGGAAGAAGTGGTTGTTCAGCCTAATCTTGAGTTCTGTGATTATCGTGCGAGCGGTGATGATCTTGTCAAAATCACCACGGCGATCAGTCTCGGCTTTCCGATGTCTTTCCAGTCTGCTTATGAATATGCTCAGAGCAAGGGATACGCAAAGGAACCGTTTGATACTCAGATTAAGATGATTAAGAAGGAAAAGAAATCCGGTCTCAGGGATCTTCTTATGCCTCAGAATCAGCTTACCTCAAGCAATTCGGGACTGAATCCTTTGAACGGTAACAATGCCGGAAATGCCGGACGATCTGCGACCAGTGTAGCAAATCAGACAACAGGTGCATCTGCGGATATTAACAATGTGAAGAAAGCAAAATAATTTATCAGCCGGTTATATTTTTAACACAACAGTTTAATTTTTTTATGTTATGATATAATCGGCTTAACTTTCAAATTTGAGGTGATTAACAATATGACATTTAAAGATCCTAATGTAAAGCCGGTTATTGATCCGGTAGTTGACAGTCTTGACAATGTAAGTGAACAGTACAGAGGACTTTACGCCGAAACTACTGACGGTAAATTTCAGATCATGGCTGATATCCCCTTTCAGAATGATTTTGACAATATCCGCAAGGCACTGAACTCGGAACGGGAACTGAATAAGGGTAATCAGGCAAAGATTAAGGAACTGCAAGGGGTGATTGATTCTTACGGCGGTCTTGACGCTACTGCTGTCAAGGGTATGCAGACCGAACTTGCAAATCTTAAATCCTCTGAGAGTGATGTGGTTAAGCTAAAGAGTTCAAAAGCCGATCTTGAGCTTAAATTCAACGACCTGAATGACAAGTTTAACGCCCTGTTAAAGCAGAATGAACGTTACGAAAATGAACGTAAACTCAACTCCTTGAAAGATCAGGCTCGCAAGGCTTTGCGTCAGAACGGTATTGCCGAAGGTGCTGAAGATGATGGTCTTATGTGGGCGGTAAATGTGCTTGAAACCGCTGAAGATGGTTCTGTAAGAGTTAAGGAAGGTAATTCCGGTAATTTTCCCGCCGGTATTTCCGTGGATTCATGGGCGCAGTTCCTTAAAAAGAGCAAGCCTTATCTTTTCGGCGGATCAATCGGTGGCGGTGCTGGCGGATCAAGTGGAAATGTTGTCGGTATTGACTCATGGACTAATACCGGTGAAAACGGTGGCGTGAATGTTACCAAACTGGTGCAGTCGGCAATGGAAGATCCCGCCGCTACCCTTGCAGTTGCAAGAAAAGCCGGAATTGAAAAAGAGATCGTGGAACGCTATCCCTTTATCAAGCAGTATCTTTACAAAAAGTAATTCGGCGAATTGCAGATAAATTTACA